CCTTTGCCTAAAAAGTTCTTACCTGCGGACGCTAAACGCCTACCCTGTACAATTCTTCTTGGATTTATGAATCGTCGTGCCATTTAGCTCCTCTGTGCGGCGGCCCTTTGTTGCGCCTTTAGGTTTTCTTCCTCAATGTGATTCCTGAGTAGTCCGACGTAAATATCTCTTTCCCAAGGAACCATGTTCTCTACATCGCTCAGGGAATATTTATGGAACTGCATCAAAGCAAAATTGATTTTGAAATATGCCACA